AATCATCCACTTACATTTGGTACTAACGAAACCGAACGTATGCGGATTACTAGCGATGGTCTTTTGCAATTCTCTACTACAAGCGTAGTTCCAACAACTAATAATATCATTCATAGTTATGGTGCTAACGGATATATGTACATTCAAGGAGGTAGCACAGGTTTAGCTTTGGCAGGTTCGGGTAATAGAAATAATGCAATATATGTTAATAGCTCTTCTAATATAATAACATTTGTTGCTGATAATGCCGAACGTATGCGGATTACTAGCGGGGGGGATTTTCTAATAGGAAAAACCTCTTCTAATTGGACTGCTAATGGTACGCAAACTGAAATAAATGGTAAAACTTTAGGAGTTACTAATTCAAGTGGTGGAGATAATAATTTATTTTTAAGAAAAAATGGAGCAACTGGAAATGTAGCTGCTTTTTATTATGATTCAACTATTGTAGGTTATATTGCAATTACTTCCGTATCGACTTCATATAATACAACTTCGGATTATCGCTTAAAGCAGGATTTAAAACCTATTAAAGGTTTAGAAATTGTGAATAAAATTAATGTTTATAATTATGAATGGAAGTCAGATAATAGCAGAATGGATGGAGTTTTAGCTCACGAACTAGCGGAGGTTTTACCGTATGCAGTTAGTGGTGTGAAAGATGGTGAGCAAATGCAAGGAGTAGATTATTCTAAAATCGTTCCAGTAATGGTGCAAGCAATCAAAGATTTAAAAGCAGAATTAGATACATTAAAAAATAAATAATATGGCAAACTTTACATGGCTCGTGAGCCAATTAGACTCTATCCCTTCCTTTGATGGAATGGACAAAGTAATTAGCACAATTCATTACAGAGCACAAAAGCAACACGAAGGCTTTACGGCTGACACTTACGGAGCTTTAGCAGTAGAAGCACCACACGAAGCGAGCTTCACTCCTTACGATGAAGTCACAAAGGAAATGGTCGAAGGCTGGCTTGAAGCTGGTCTAGACTGCGAGGCAATCGAGGCGAATTTAAGTAGTCAAATTGAAAACTTTTTGAATCCTCCGATAGTGAACTACGGACTTCCATGGGGTAATTAGAAACAAAAAATAGTAAATAACGTTTATAAGCAAACAAACAACAAAAAAATGAAAATTGATTTAAATTTTAACCTAGTAGACTTAGATGGTAAATCCATCGAGAATGCTAACGCTGGAAAGCTAGTAGCTAGTGCATTAGTTCAACAATCTAAAGGCGATGCCCTGAAGTTTTGGGATTGGGCGGTAGCTCTTAACAAAGGCGAGGTGTTAGACTTAGATTCTAGCGACCAAGAAACATTTAAAAACTTTGTTAAAGACAACGAAAATTTTGCGATTATTGCAAAGGCACAAATTTTACACAAACTAAAAAAAGACTAACGTGTTAAACTCCCTTCCCGACTGGTTTACAAATATTCTAACGGCTACTATTGCATCACTTGCAACTTATTTTAGCACTCGCAAAAAAGAGAATGTAGACATTCAAGGAGGGGAGTTATCAAATACACAAGAGGCGGTTAAAATCTGGAGAGAACTTGCGCAAGATATGAGTGATAAAGTAAAAGAATTGAGCGATAAAATTGACATCTTGACCGCTGAAGTACATAGTCTTAAAAGCGAAAACTCAACGCTTAAATCAAAACTCAACTTACTCGATGAAAATAACCAAGTTAAGCCAAAAAGGGTTAGAGCTAATAAAGCAGTTTGAAGGCTTGAAGCTTACCCCTTATGTTTGCGCTGGGGGTATAAATACGATTGGATACGGCAACACGTATTATACGAACGGTAAAAAAGTTAAGTTAAGCGACCCGGCTATTACAAAACAAGAAGCCGAAGAACTATTAAAACACTTAGTTGTCTCTTATGAAAAAGCGGTTGATTCTTTTTGCCGTGACGACATCTCACAAAATCAATTCGATGCTTTGGTTTCTTTCGCTTATAATGTAGGTGTAGGAAACTTGCAAAAGTCCACGTTAATCAAAAAAGTAAATGCTAACCCACAAGACCCGACTATTCGAGCCGAGTTTATGAAGTGGAACAAAGCTGCAGGTCGAGTACTTACAGGATTAACAAGAAGACGTACCGCAGAAGCTAACCTTTACTTCTCTTAAATATGAAAAAATTAGCTATTCTTTTGGCTTGTGTTGCGTTTATATCGTGCAAGCCTACTAAGACTATAACCGAGTATAAAGAAACGCTTAGAATCGATACTATACAAAGTGTAAAAATAGTAGAAAAGTTTAGAGCTATACACGATACAATGACCATTGTAAACCCTTGCGATTCTAGCGGGGTTTTAAGCAACTTTTATAGCAAATTGATACTACCACAAGGTAAGGTTGTAATTCGTTCGGTAGGTGGCGATATTCAAGCCCAAATAGATTTAGATTCAATGCGTACCGAGATAGAGAATAATTACAAGTCTTCGCTTGGTAGAATTATAGAATACCGAGATAAAGAGGTAATTAAATATAGAGTTCCTACTTGGGTAGTTTGGCTTTTGCTTATAGAGTTTGTAGCTTTGGTAGCTTACTTGTACCTTAAATTCGGATTGAATGCAATTAAATAAGAAGTGGCAAGCTATCAAAGAGCATTTTTACTCAACTAATTTAACGAGAGTAGACTTTGAGCGAGAGAACTGGCAAACGTACGGCTTTGCATCTCAAAAAGTATTTCACGGACAAATGTCTAGATACGACATTAGTGTTATAAAACGAAGCGAACACTTTAAGAAAAATAGACCTCAAGCTATCATAGAATCTTTTGATGTAGATGAGCTAGATAATTTCGGCATAGAAGAGAGTATTGGTAAAGAATATACAAGCCTACGACTAGAAGATAAGTTTAAGAAGGTAGGTATTATGAGCGATATTCACGTACCGTTTCATTCTATGAGTGCTTTGACTTGTGCCATTAAACATTTAAGAGAAGAGCAAATAGATTGCCTAATTCTTAACGGCGATATAATGGACTTCTATGCTATCTCTCGACACGAAAAGGAAAAGGATTTAAGAGATTTTGCTAAAGAGATTGAAATGGGTCGCAACTTCTTACAAAAGATAAGAGACTTATTCCCTATAATACCTATCTATTACAAAATGGGTAACCACGAGAATAGGTGGCAAAGGTACTTAAACGAGCAAGCAGAAGAATTCGCTCAGCTACACGAAATGCAATTCGAGCAGTTCTTTAGACTAGATAAGCTAGGGATGATATACGTACCTGATTGGCAGGGAATAGAAGTATCTAATTTATTAGTACTTCACGGACATGAGCTAATGGCTGGCGGTATGAATCCTTCGCAATCTACGTTTAATAAAACCTTTTGCAATACGATTATAGGTCACGTGCATAGAACGACTAGCACAATTAAAAAGAATGGGTTTAAAGAGTTCTTTAATACCTACTCTACAGGATGCTTAACTCAGTTATCTCCCAAGTATTATCCTTTTGCACAACACAATCACGGAATGGCGGTAGTAGATATCATAGATGGTAAAACAAAAGTTAATAACATTATGATTAAAGATGGAAAAATTGTTTAGATTTGTAAGATTTGTTTTCATAATAGGTTAAATTATAGGTTTAGAATTGTTTATTGAATGCCTCTAGATATTGTCTAGGGGCATTTTTGTTAAATAATTGACCGTTAGATAAATAATTGAACAAATAATTAAAAAAAGATTTTTTTATTCCAATTCAATCCTCTATATTTGAATCACAATAGCAACGGAGCTATACTAAACCAATAAAAAAATGAGAGAATCATTAAAAAACCTAGACAAAAACGACATAGCTGGAGCTATCATGATTTCTACAGTCGTTTACTTAACCTACTACATTATTTACTTTATCCAAAACATCTAAACCAATGGAAGATTTATTCAAAAAAGTCGAAATGCTATTATCAGATACTGGCATCAGCTCTAAAAAATTCTGGAGTATTCACGTAGGAATATCGCAAAACAATATAACCATGTTTGCGTATTACGATTCAGCACTAGCTAAAACGCTTTCGCTATTAGCTGAAGGCAAGCTAGAAGAAACTGGATTCATCAAGTTTACTTTTAATCAATACGAAACAGAATTCCAAGTTGTATTATGCTAGTCTTAAAAGCGCAGTTCAAAGATAAAGCCGGATTCTATACAATGACTTGGTCGTATAATTCAGACTTGTGGCAAGCAAAAGATTTGCTAGCTCACGAACAAAAAAAATCTAATTCTAAACTTGTAAACATTATCTCTAATGAAAAACTTAATAAAAGCGCTTAGCGACTTTCAAAACGATTGCCCTATTATCCACAAGGATACCAAAGGGCATAACTACACGTATGCAGATTTACCTCAAATCTTTAGCGTAATTAATCCGCTACTTAAAAAGCACAAACTTTGCTTTACCCAGCTACTACAAGACAATGGCATTAAGACTATTCTTTTCCACGTAGAGAGCGGAGAACAACTAGAAAGCTTTACTATCATTCCGCTTGTAAAGCTAGGCGCTATGAACGAATATCAAAGCTACGGTAGCGGAGTTACTTATTACAGGAGATATGCTCTTAGTTCGATGCTTGGTTTAGTTACAGACAAAGATACAGATGCAGCTGGCGCACCGGTTGCACAATCTCCGAAGTTCCGCTTAGATATGCTTTCTAACGTGCATACTGAAGACGAACTAGCATTACTTTACAATTCATTTATTGACCAATGGATAAAAGACGGATTCGAGCTAATAAGCGAAGAGTTATTTAAGCACCCAGAAAACGAATACCCACAGATATTAAAGCTAGATTTAAAAGGCGAACGAGGTGGGTACTACTCAAACGTTCAAAGATTCGAATCTAGCCAAGATTATAAAAAGTATTGTGACGAGCGTTTAATGGAAGGTCTTAAAGTAATAGGCTCAACACCTTATAAAGATTTTTAAAATGAAAATACAAAAATTAGTAGTTTACAAAGTAGTAGCCGACAGACTTAACCAAATGGGAATAGTTCCCTACTCCGCTCGGCAATGGTCACAAGCAATGGTACAAGCGGTTGTTTATGGCAAAATTAAAAATGAAGAAGCAATTAAATTAGTTCGTAACACTCTTCGCACCGTAATGGATGAATATTACGCTGAAGGCAAATCTTAAAAAACATGAGAAATATAGTAGAAGTATTAAAAGCCGAAAGCGGCAGAGCGATTAACATTTACGAAGTAAAGCGTTATAAGCTATCAATAGGAGAAATGTACCACGTAGATTATAAACTTGGTAATTTAAGCGATGAGTTTGAAAGTCGCTTAGTGGCTACAACTGCAGATGAAAGAACGCTTATCTTTAATCATCCTGTACTAGTAAATAAAACAATCGGTATCCCTAATTGGAACATTAATAAACTAACAAGACTATGACACCTAAAGAAAAAGCAAACCAGCTAATAAGAAGATACACGCTAGACTTTACAATGGATTTTGATTTAAGCAGACAAGCAGCTTTAATATGCGTTTATGAAATAATCCAAAACAGGATAGATGCCGAACTAGATTGCGAGTACTGGCAAGAAGTACGAATGGAGTTAGCTTATATGCGCACAGGAAATCACGAGGCAAGGGCTGATAGATTTAACGAAGACTTATAAGCTATGACACCGAAGCAAAAATCAACCGAGCTAATTAAGCATTTTATGAACGCTCAAGTAAGAACTAAGAAAAGCAAAGAAGAGGCAATAGCCTCCGCAATTCTACACATAGATTTACTTGTGGCAGTTACATTAGGCGATAACATAGATTACTGGGAAGCGGTGCAAGATGCACTTATAAACACTAACTAAAATGGAAAAGCAAAAATTTAACAAATGGCAAGAGCATATAGCTAAAGAGCTAAGTAAAGATTATAAAAAGCTCTACTACTCAGCTAAATACGTGAAGAAAAAAGATGTAAAAAAAGTTTTACTTTCTAAAAATTAGTTATATTTGTAGAACAATAAGCCTAGCGGGTCGTAGCGGTAGGGTTATTTTAAGGGTTAAAACAACCTAAAGCCAGTTTTGCACTACGACGCAAGCTGGCTTTTCTTTTTTATAATAATATGAGTTTTGACTTTGTAATGTTAGAAGCACAAGTACCAAATGAAATTTATTGCAAGGCAATGGGTATCATTTATTCAAATTTATCAATAAGCAATATTAAAACAGATTTTGAATTAAAAACAGATGAAAGTATTCATCATTTTAAATTATCTGAATGTAATCCAATTTCAGGAGTTGTTGCTTATATCAACGATTATAATGTAAAATTATAATGAAATACTTTTTACACGATTCCAATTCGTTTAATGACGAGAAAATAACTGAGCTTTATTTAGAGTTCGGCTATGAGGGTCTTGGATTGTTTTATACTATACTTGAAAAGCTTGCCTTACAAGAGAAACCTATTAAGACAATAGTATTAAAACATCAGTTAAACGTAGGCAAAAAATTAGAAAAATGCTGGACGTTTATGGAAGAAATAGATTTAATTTCTTCAAACAATGGTGAAACTTTCAACAAACAATTGCTAAACTTTAGTGAAAAGTACCAAGTTAAAAAAGAAAAAAACGCTAAACGAATTGCAGAATGGCGTGAAAATCAACAAGTTAGCGAAGATGTAACGCGTTACGAACACGTTAGTAACACTCCTAAAGTAAATAAAAGTAAAGTAAAAGAAAGTAAAGTAAATAATATAGAAGATTTTGAGTACTTCTGGACTACGTATAATAAAAAAATTGATAGAGTTAAGTGTGAAAAGATTTGGAATAAATTATCTTTAGACGAAATTCAAAAAATTACTAGCACGGTCTCACAATACGTAAACGCTAACTCAGATTTACAATACAGAAAAAATCCTTCTACGTATTTAAATGGCAAGTGCTTTAATGACGAAATAATAATTACAATTCCTAGACCTCAATACAATGGAACTAACGACAAACAACCGCTCGGAACATCTGCCGCAAGAATGGAAGCCATTAAAAACTGGTAACGCTTCCGCTAATATCATACTACAAGCACAGAGCACTCAAAGCTTACGTTTAAGACACGAAGAGGACTTAAAGCAAGTGTTACGTTACTCAATGGTTTTAGTAGGTCTTAGAGGCAATAATATGCCTACCGAAGAAGAGAAGTTTGTATTACTTAATTTTATACGCTCAAACTTTGGAAACCAAACACCAGAAGAGATAAAGTTAGCTTTTGAATTAGCGGTAAGTGGTAAATTAGAAATCGATGCTAAATGCTACGAAAACTTCTCTTGTGAATACTTTGGTCGAATTATGAAAGCTTACATTGATTACGCTAGACAAGAGACTATAACGGTAGTAAAAGAGATAGAAGTAGTTAAAGAAATTCCAAGCGATGCGGATTTAAAGATAGCAGCGATTAACTCAGCTAATATGTACGCTCAAGAAATGATTAGATGTCACGAGCGTAATATAAAAATGAATTGGTTAGCCGGAGGTTTGCACGTTCTTTACGATTACATTGTAAAATTTGGTATTTACGAGGCTAGTCCAGAGGATAAAAAAAGGATTTACTCTACTCTTGTAAACAAATTTGATAACAAAGACGAGTTAATTATTGCTTGTAAAGCGGCTTGTTATAGAGAGTTTATCGAAAACCTTGCAGACTTTAACGCTTATTTAGATGAGAACGGAAATATTAAACCTATTGACTAATGGCAAGGCACAATAAAATACTAGCGAATAAATTAGACTGTCCTATTTGTGGCGAGTTAAATATGGAAACCTACATAAAGGCGCGCTGGGAAAAATCCGGAAACCTAATGAGCTTAAACCATATTTGCCACCATTGCGGAGGCAGAGTCCAGATAGTAGAAAACGTAAACGGATTCTTAATTCTGCGTAAATACGTAATGAAGAAAGACCAGGTAAAACGAGTAAAGAAATGACGACTAACAAAGTAAAAATATACGGACACCCACCGAGCAAAGCTAACAGCTATAAGATTCGGGGTAATAGTTTAGGCAAAGCCCAGAAGGTAGTAGAATATGAGGAGGCTTTTAGACTCCAGGTAAACGCTATTCGTTCTACCGGTTTACTACCAAAAGAAAAGATAGAAGGGATATTTGCGATTAATATCGACGTCTATTATAAAGACAAACGAAGCGACCTAGATAACAGCGCTAAAGTTATTCTGGACTGCTTGCAAGCTAACCAGGTAATAGATAACGATAGGAACTGTATACGACTGCTTCTAAATAAAAAGCTAGACAAAGACCACCCTAGAATCGAGTTTGAAATTATTTATTAATACAATGGAAAAAGAAAAAACACCCGTGGAAATTATTTTTGAGGAAATAAAGAAAGGTAATATAAAAGCATTACTTCAGTTTGAGGAAATAATTTTAGAGAAAGAAAGTAATGACAAAGCGGAAGCTTACAAGAAAGGTCAGACAGACGCTAGAATAGAATTTTTAAAAATCAATGCACACTAGAAAATTTAAAGTCAACGAGTTACAAGCGATTAGCTGGATTAACGAGCAACTAAAACAGCCGACTAGACAGCTGATAATGCCAGGCGTTTTAATCCATGACCTAAACGCTTCGCTGGCTTTAAACCTGGAACGACTACAACAAGAGCAAAGCGCGGAGACGCTAGCCAGTTACAACCGAACTAAAAGAATTAAGGACTTTTTAAATACAACCAAATGAAACCAAAAGAAAAAGCGTACGAATTAGTAAACAGTTTTTACTCTATTACTTTAGCCTTTGACACAGCAAAGAAATGCGCAGAAATTACTGTAGAGGAAATCATTACGGACAGAACAGGCGCGGAGGTAGACTCTGCTTACTGGCAAGAAGTAAGACTACAAATTTATAACCTGGGTTTAGCGGAATCTGAGGGAGAAGCTAGAGCCGATAAATTTAACGAGGAACTATGAGAGACTTACCCGAAAAAGATAAGCATGCGATACTAACTTACTTTAGCTTATGCCAGGCGTTAATAAATCATATAGACGAAGGCTGGCAAGGCAATCCGGTAAACCGTCAGACGGTCAAGAATAGAACCGAGGCGCTACTAAAAGCTTTAGAAGGTTCGATAAACATTTTATTCCCTAAGAATCCACAGCTAAACGGCGGCGCTGAAGTAGTAGGACAGTTCGACGATGCTAGCCGGGCTATGATGACCTTTTATAATTTAGGAGTTAAAATAGCCGGACTGGATGAGACCAAACGCGAAACGTTTAATAATCAGCTAGATGTATTATTAAAGTCCTACGGGCTAGATTTGGAATAGTTAAATAATTTATATAAACTTTGTAGTATGGAAGCAGTCAACCACCCAGCACACTACCAGGCGAACGGCATAGAAGTAATCGACATAATCGAAAACTTTGATTTAAACTTTAACCTGGGCAATACAGTAAAGTACGTATTAAGAGCCGGCAAGAAAGGCAATAAGAAAGAGGATTTAGAAAAGGCAGTCTGGTATTTAAAAAGAGAACTAAACAAATTCGAGGGATGAAACCTATACTAATTATCAGAGTACCCAAAGACGTTATAGAACATATACCGTTTTTAAAGCAGAAACTAGCTAGGACTTTTAAGCTGTATAAGGTAACGGTAGTCCATGACGATGAAAATCAGCAAGGCTTTAAATTCTCCGTTATTAATCCGACCTTAAAAAGCGACGAAATAATAGAAAAGGAAGTATTAAAACTTACTCCTAGTCTTGGTTTAATATGGCTCCTAATAAAAAACCGTATTAACAGATTTTTTTACTTTGGTAAATAATGGATAGCTACGGCGTATTTAAGTTTTTATTAGGTTTAGAATTAGGCTTTATTCTTTTGCTGGTTCTTAGATTATTTAATGAGGTAAAGAAATGAGACCCACGCGGAACGAAATAACCCAGGAGCTATACAACTCCAAAGAAATCGCCTCCGCTATTAAGAAAATGCAACCGGCTAGCATACGCCAGGAGCTTAAGCAAGAAATGTTTTTAAGCCTTTGCAGTATAACAGACGAAAAGTTTTTTAACCTATACGAGAATGGAGCTTTAAAGTTTTGGCTAGTCCGCTGTATGCTAAACATGGTTAGGAGTACCACAATGAACCAGCCTTTTATTATGAAC